ATGATAGATACATTATCTGACATTCTCTCTAACGTTACGTGGAGACATCAGACAATTGCTAATATGATTAAGTGGAGACAATTCACGTCGGGTTCATAATGGAAAAATTAGAAGTACGTAAAGTTAATGACGTGTACATGAGGATAACATGTGATGGTGGTGCAAGACAAGAGCTTGCAGACTACTTCACATTCTATGTTCCTGGATACAAATATATGCCCAGCTTTCGAAACAAGATGTGGGATGGTAAGATCCGTTTGTTTGATTTGCGTACTCACAATTTGTACATGGGTTTATACCCACATTTAGTACGATTTGCTGAAGAGCGTGGATACAAAATTGAAGGTGATAATCTAAGTAAGTTAGAAGAGATCTCTCAACATGATGTAAAAGAATTCTGTGAACGTGAGTTAGATCTACCTTTCCCGCCTTATGAGTATCAGTTACGTGCATGTACGGTTGGCCTGCAGAATAAGCGTAGGCTGCTTTTATCTCCTACAGGCTCAGGTAAATCCCTTATCATTTACATCTTAACACGTTACTATCTGTCTTTAAAAAGAAAGCGTGTTCTTGTTGTAGTGCCAACTACATCGTTGGTTGAACAGATGTCATCTGACTTTGAGACATATGGACAGAACGATGGTGCATTCTCTGAGAAGTGGATTCACAAAATCTATAGCGGTAAAGAGAAAGATCCGATCTCACCTATTGTAATTACTACATGGCAATCAATCTATAAGATGCCTAAGAGTTGGTTTGATCAATTTGGCATGGTGATTGGTGATGAAGCACACACATTCCAAGCCAAGTCATTATCTTCTATCATGGAGAAGTTGACTGATTGTGAATATCGCTTTGGTACTACTGGTACGTTAGATGGTACACTCACACACCGTCTTGTGCTAGAAGGTTTATTTGGTACAGTGTATCAAGTGACTACGACTAAACAACTTATGGATGATGACAAGTTAGCACAACTTGACATTAAAGCGTTAGTGTTGAAATATTCTGATGATGAGTGTAAGCTCAATAAGGATAAAACCTATCAGGAAGAAATCGATTTTATCGTATCACACAGTAAGCGAAATAGTTTTATTAAAAATCTTGCACTAGATTGTAAAGGCAATACACTTGTTTTATTCAACTTAGTTGAGAAACATGGTAAGCCACTATTCAAACTAATTCGCGATGGCGCTGCAGAAGGACGAAAAGTGTTCTTTGTATCAGGCGCTACTGATGTTGCAGATAGAGAAGCTATTCGTGGTATTGTAGAGAAAGAAAAGAATGCAATTATTGTTGCTTCTTTAGGTACATTCTCAACAGGTATTAACATTAAGAACTTGCATAACATCATTTTTGCAAGTCCAAGTAAGTCACAAATTAAAGTGTTGCAGTCTATTGGTCGCGGGCTAAGAAAAGCTGATGATGGAAGTGATTGCAAACTATTTGATATTTGTGATGATCTACATTGGAAAACCAAGAAGAACTATACATTAGTTCATGCTGGTATAAGAATTCAATTGTATACTAAAGAGAAGTTTAAGTACACCATTCATGAGGTTCAAATTACAAAATGATGTATCTTCCTAGAGACATTCGTCAAATTAAATTAGTCAGCGGTGAGGAAATTCTTACTGAGGTTAGTGGAGAAGACTCTGCTGAATTCTTAGTAAGGAATCCACTTCGTGTTTACAAAGAAAAGCAGATCAGCGAAACTGGAATGCGAGAAGCAAACATGTTTTCACGTTGGATGGGATTTGCTGAGAATGATGAAGTGATTATTGCTAAGACACATATCATCGCTGAAGCGATCGTAAACGATATGGTTGCTAATCATTATAACAGAATGGTAAATAATACAGACGAAGAACTCGAAGACACCAACGGTGAAGACTATGATGACTTACTTGATATGGTAGACACTGAGACCGTCCATTAATTATACTACTGGTACCCGGAGGGGGTAGATCTATAATATACCGAGATTGTCTAGTAGTACAGGGCTAGATGAAAAATAATCGTAAATAAATTCCTGTACAAACGAGTCATTATGTGATACAATATATTATGCACGTTATTTTAACCGGAGTGAATCAATAAATGGAACCTAAAGCTCGTCCACATTATGTGAACAACAAAGAGTTCGGTGAAGCGGTAGTGGCCTATGTAGACACAGTCTCAGCAGCCAAAGAAAACAATCTACCAATCCCAATCGTAACAACCTACATTGCAGATTGTTTTCTTAAGATCGCAGAAGGTCTATCACACAAAGTAAACTTCATTAGATACACCTATCGAGAAGAGATGGTGATGGATGCTGTTGAGAACTGCTTACGAGCAATTAACAACTACAATCCTAATGCTGTCACACGTACAGGTACTCCTAATGCCTTTGCTTACTTTACTCAGATTTGTTACTTTGCATTCCTTCGTCGTATTGAAAAAGAGAAGAAGCAACAAGACATCAAGTGGAAGTTCATTGAACAATCAGGTGTAGAAGAATTCATTGCACAGATTCAAGGTGATGATACACATGGTGAACAAGCATTCATTGATACTTTAAGAGAACGTATTGGACGTGTTCGCGATAAAGACACTAAGATCAAAGAGTTTGTTAAAGCTGAAAAGAAAAACAAATCTCTTGAGATGTTTATGACTGATGACATTGTTGAAGATTTGCAGGAATACTTAGATGAGCAAGATTGCACTTATTAATGATACTCATTGCGGAGCACGTAATTCATCAGACGTGTTCATGCAGTATCAGCAAAAATTTTATGATGAAGTGTTCTTCCCTTACCTAATTGAAAACAAGATTACAGAGATCATTCACCTTGGTGATTACTATGAACATCGTAAGTTTGTAAACTTCAAAGCATTAGAACACAACCGTAAAGTATTCCTACAAAGGTTGCGTGAATATAACATTCACATGCATATCATTCCAGGAAATCATGATGTATTCTATAAGAACACAAATGAACTGTGTTCACTAAAAGAATTAATGGGTCACTACACTGATTGTGTAACGATTCATATGAAGCCTACAGTTCTACCATTCGGTTCATTCCGCTTTGGTGTTATCCCTTGGATTAACAATGAGAACTATAGCGAAACAATGGAGTTTATTAAAACATGCAGAGCACCTATAATTGGAGGCCACTTTGAATTTTCTGGATTCGAAATGTACAAAGGTATTCCTAATCCTCATGGTATGGATACATCTGCGTTTGATAGATTTGAAGCCGTACTATCAGGGCACTTTCATACTAAGTCTTCTCGTGGTAACATACATTACCTTGGCAGCCAGATGGAATTCACTTGGGGAGATTGCGACGATGCTAAGTATTTCCACGTATTGGACACTAGGACTCGTGAGTTGTCTCCCATTAGAAATCCGCACACACTTCATGAAAAGATAGTGTACAACGACGATAAGACAGATTATAATAGTATAGATGTAACGCAGTACGATAGCAAATTTGTTAAAGTTATTGTAGAGAAGAAAACCGATTACTTTGGTTTTGATCGTTTCATCGATAGATTATCCCAACGCCCATTACATGAAATGAAGATCGCAGAATCTTTTTCTGAGTTCTTAGGTGAAAGCGTTGAAGATGATGACATCGAGTTAGACGATACTCAGGTTCTATTAGACTCTTATGTTGATGCTGTCGAAACTGAAGCAGACAAAGAAAAATTGAAAACACTTTTGCGTGGACTTTATGTAGAGGCGCAAAACACTGAATTGGTATAAATGGCTGGAATTATTTTTAAGACTATTCGCTGGAAGAACTTTTTATCTACTGGCGATAGCTTCACTGAAATTCAACTCGATAAGAATGATAGCACCTTAATCGTTGGTCACAATGGTGCAGGTAAGTCTACACTGTTAGATGCACTATCATTCGGTTTGTTTGGTAAACCATATCGAAACATCAGTAAGCCACAACTATTGAACTCTATCAATAACAAGCATTGTGTTGTTGAGACAGAGTTTAGTGTTGCTGGTGTTGAGTTTAAAATCATCCGTGGTATTAAACCAAACATCTTTGAGATCTACCAAAACGGTACACTCATCAACCAATCATCAAGTGCTCGTGACTATCAAGAATACCTTGAGCAAAACGTGTTGAAGTTGAACCATAAGTCATTCCATCAAATTGTAGTGATTGGTTCTGCTTCATTTACACCTTTCATGCAGTTGCCTACAGCTCAACGACGTAACATCATTGAAGAACTTCTTGACATTCAAGTGTTCTCTCGTATGAATCAGTTGCTAAAAGAAAAAGCTGCACGTATTAAGGAACTAATCAATGATGCCAATAACCAACTCCAAATCATATCGGAGAAGGTCCGCTTACAAAATAAGTACATTGCTGATGTACAATCACTTGCAAAAGATCAAGTTCGTAGTAAGCAAGACGAGATCATCCAACACAGAGCCTCAGTTAAGAGTCTTAACGAAAAGAATGATGAGCTCTCTGTACACGTCAAAGCCCTTATTGAATCACAAAAAAGTCTTAAAACGCTCGAATCTAAGAAGAACAAGCTTACCACATTTGACGATAAGTTTAAGTCTACCATTAAGCAACACCAAGAACATCGAGCGTTCTTTGAGACTTCATCAGCTTGTCCCACCTGCAATCAAGAAATTACTCATGAAACCCGTCTTGAACATGTCCATAAGTATGATAGCAAAATCGGGGAAATTAATGAAGGTCTTACCAAGTTATCAGAAGAACTTTTAACTATCAAGTCAGAAGAGTCTACATTAAAGTCTGAGATTGAAAAGTTCCAAGATGCTCAAATGGACATCGTTGCTAACAACGCTTCTATCTCTGCACTTCAAAAAGCTATTGATAAACTTGAAGAAGACATCTTGAAGATTGAAGGTTCAGATGGTGATGTATCATCTGCAGTTGAAGATCTAAGAAAGCTTCAACAAGAAAAAGAAAATCTTGCTGAGTTGAAGTTAGATTACATTGACCAACAGAACTACCAATTCATTGCTAGTGAAATGTTGAAAGACACAGGTATCAAGACAAAGATTGTTAAACAATACCTTCCAGTCATTAATAAGTTAGTGAATCAATACTTACAAACACTTGACTTCTTTGTTCTGTTTAACCTTGACGAATCATTCAATGAGACAATCAAATCACGTTATCGTGATGAGTTTACATATGCTTCATTCTCTGAAGGTGAAAAACAACGTATTGACTTAAGTCTACTCTTCACATGGCGTCAAATTGCCCGCATGAAGAACTCAGCAAACACTAACCTTCTCATCTTGGATGAAACATTCGACTCATCACTTGATAATGATGGTATTGATAACCTTATGAAGATTCTTAGTACAGTCACTCAGGACACTAACGTGTTCATCATCTCGCATAAAGGTGATGTGCTTGACTCGAAGTTCCGCCATAAGATCGAGTTCATCAAAGAGAGAAACTTCTCCAAGATCAAATAGTCCTGTACAGCGGGTCATTTCTGTGATATAATAGTTGTATACTAAGGTGTCCAACTATGCAACTAGAAAAACTCTCTATCAATCTTGACCAACAGTCTACATTGGCGAAGCTGTTGGCTCAAGAAAACATTCACGTTATTCACGGTAACTATCGTACTGCATGGTTTAACCCGCAACAACGTGTGCTCGCTCTTCCTATCTGGAAGAATCGTGGCAAAGCAGTCTATGACTTACTTACAGGGCATGAAGTAGGTCATGCATTATACACTCCAGCGTTGGGTTGGCATGATGCTGTGACTGACATCAAAGGTGCTCCTAAAGCATACCTCAACATCCTCGAAGACATTCGTATCGAGCGAAAAATCCAAGACAAATTTCCAGG